GCAATCTCAGATGAAGAAGTAGAAGATTTTGTTAGTGATATTGAAGGCGACGAAGAAGGCATGTCTCTAGAAGACGCAGGTGAAGAACTTGACGATGCTATGGACATGGAAGACGAAGACATGGGTGACGACGAAGGCGATGCCGACGAAGAAACCGATGAAAGAATTAGTGATCTAGAAGCTGCATTTGATGAACTTCAAGCAGAATTCGACAAGTTAATGGCTGAAGTTGGTGACGACGAAGGCGATGACATGGAAGATGACATGGAAGACGAAATGGAGCCAGAAATGGAAGAATCCGTTGAGTCAGACGAAGAAGCAGTTGAAGAGTCAGAAGAAGCAGAAGAAGATCTAGAAGAGTCAGAAGAAGACGTAGTTGCTGAAGGCGCTGAGTCAGATCTAAAACCAGTAAGTGTTTCACATAGTGCTGTTACAGATCATAGCCCAGTTGCTAAAGGTGGTGCACCAACAGGTGACGCACCTAACGCAGGCGCAATGTCATCAGGTGGTGCATCTGAAGGCAAAAAGCCAGCAGTTAAAATGGATCAGCAAACTACAAGACCAAACCTTAAAAAGGCTTAATGGTAAATTAAAATGACTTATCTAAGAGAACACTTGACATTTGACCAAGCTCGTATTGTAACTGAGACTGATGCAGAAGGCAAGAATCTATACATGAAGGGTATTTGCATCCAAGGTGGTGTAAAGAACGCTAACAAACGTGTATATCCTGTCTCTGAAATTCAAGCCGCGGTATCAACATTAAATGAGCAGATCAATCAAGGTAACTCAGTACTAGGCGAAGTTGACCATCCAGACGATCTTAAGATTAACTTAGATCGTGTTTCCCACATGGTTACAGAAATGTGGATGGATGGACCTAACGGTTATGGTAAACTTAAAGTCCTACCAACACCAATGGGTAACTTAGTTAAAACAATGCTTGAGTCGGGTGTTAAATTAGGAGTTTCATCCAGAGGAAGCGGTAATGTCCGTGAAGCCTCTGGCGATGTTTCAGATTTTGAAATCGTTACTATTGATATAGTAGCACAACCAAGTGCTCCAGACGCATATCCAACAGCAATTTATGAAGGGCTCTTAAACATGAGAGGCGGACATAGAGTGTTGGAGGCAGCGGCTGAAGTGCGTGAGAATCAAAAAGCGCAAAAATACTTAAAGGAAAGTATTTTGCGTCTCATAAAGGACCTAAAAATTTAGGAGAGCATTATGTTAGACGTATTCAAACCACTTATCGAGAACAATATTATTTCTGAGGAAGTTCAAGCAGAACTAACAGAAGCTTGGGAAGCAAAGTTGGCGGAAGCCACTGAGCAAAACAAGGCTGAGTTACGCGAAGAATTTGCACAGAGATATGAACACGATAAGGAGGCGATTGTCGAAGCCCTAGATACAATGGTTACAGATTCTCTAAAACAAGAAATCAACGAATTTGTAGAAGATAAGCAAGCATTACTAGCTGAGCGAGTAGCATACAAGACAGCAGTAACAGAGCATGCCGATCTTCTAAGCAAGTTCGTAACAGAAAATCTAGCAACTGAAATGAATGAGTTCCGTGCTGACAGAGGCACACAGGCTCAAACAATGCAGAAACTAGAAGATTTCGTAATCAAAGCATTAAGCGAAGAGATTGTTGAATTCAACGAAGACAAGAAAGACGTAGTTGAAACAAAAGTAAGACTAGTAGCAGAAGCAAAAGCAAAACTAGCCGAACTTAAGAAAACATTCATTGAGCGTAGTGCTAAGATGGTTGAGGAGACTGTCACCAAGACAATTAAGGGTGAGATGTCACAACTTAAAGAAGATATTCAAAGTGCTCGTGAGAATAACTTTGGACGTCAATTATTTGAAGCTTTTGCCGCGGAGTATGCTCATTCATATTTGAACGAGAATACAGAAGTTGCAAAACTTAACAAACAACTTTCAGAGATGGAAGGGGTATTGGCAGAAGCCAATAAAACAATAGAAGAAAAGGATGCACTCGTAGAGGC